AGACTATCAACGACTCCTTATCCTCAATCAAAGACGATTATATTAAATCATTCGAGATTATATTTGATAAACCGAACATGAAGTATTTAAAAAATGCATTCACGGTAAAAAAATCCACCAAAACCAGTCTAGCAGGTATGATCGAAGTAAGCCCGTGGGATATGGGCAAGGGGCAAACGCCTGAAGCTGTGTTACTTCACCACGTCACAGGCGGAGACAGACCGCTTAAAAGGTTTGAGAAAGCAATGATAGGCAGCGGCTTTATGAATAGCAATATGATAGCTGTTCCCGGAGCAGGTGCGAAGCTTGACCAATACGGTAATATCAAGGGTAGTTTCTCCGCTATGCTTATCTCATATTTTGGAGCGTATCGCAAAGCTGGTTTTGATGGTAATATGAAGCAAGAAACACGCGACAAGATGGCACGATATGCAAAGATCAAAAAAACAAAGTATGACAGAAAAAATAAAGCTAAAGTAATCAATGGTGTAGTTTATTTTATGTCCAATGGAGGAAAGTTTGCGCCGGGTATATGGGCAAAGACAGGGCATAGTGGAAGAAATATAAAGCCAGTGATTTTATTTGTTAGAACTCCAAACTATAAAAAGCGGTTTGACTTCTATGGGATGGCAGATATGGATATACAAACTAACTTTAAAGACAGATATTCTAAAAATTTTGAGTTTGCTATGAGTACGGCTAGGTAATGGATGGAATACCAAGCAAGGGGGGTACTTTAAGGTACTGTGAGCGGGATACCAAACAAGGGTAATGCGACGCCCGCATTTTTTTTAGTCACAGATTTTTTTAAGCCTTTACTTTTAATAAAAAACTAACATACCAAAGGTAAACTATGAAAGAGTTAAAAAATGCCTATTTAGAAAATGATATTTTTGTGATGGTTGAGGCACTATCGACCATGATCGGAGTGTCCAAAATGAGCATAACTAATTATGTCAAAGACGGTATGCCATTTATAAATATTGACGAATCAAAAAGAAAACATTTTCCAGTCCTTCAATGTCTAAAATGGCTTACGATTCGCGGGCTAATTGAAATACAACAACCAATCAAAGAACGCGAAGAGGATGAAAACTATGATGATATTGATTCGCAAGAGGCCAAACGTCGTCAAGACATAGCCAAGGCGAAACTAATGGAAATGGAAGTCGAAGAGGCAGAGGGTAAAATAATACGAGTTGAAGACGCACTAAAGGAAAATGAAAAAGTTTTAATAGCGTTTCGTTCACGTATTCTATCAATGCCATCATCTATCGCGCCATCTATCGTAACGTGTGAAACAATTGCAGAAGCTAAAGCAATGATTGAAAACGCTTGTCATAATGCACTTGAAGAATTATCACGATTGGAATGAAAACTTTTAACTGTAAAGTGGTATCACCACCCAAAAGACTCACCGTGTCGCAATGGGCGGACTCATATCGATACCTATCGAGCGAGTCATCGAGCGAGTCGGGGAAATGGAGCACCGCGCGCGCGGAGTACCAGCGCGGTATTATGGATGCATTCAGCGATCCAACAATCTATACCGTCGTATGGATGAGTTCGGCGCAGGTTGGTAAGACCGAGGCACTCAATAATATTATAGGGTACTTCATCGATCAAGACCCTTCGCCTATCTTAGGATTACAACCTACCTTGGAGATGGGGCAGACATGGAGTAAAGACCGTATCTCTCCAATGCTTAGAGATACCCCAGCACTCAAAGACAAAATAGCAGACGCTCGGTCACGTGATAGCGGGAATACAATCCTACATAAGACGTTTAGTGGGGGTCACATTACAATCGCAGGGGCAAACTCCCCCGCCTCTCTTGCATCTCGTCCGGTTCGTGTAGTTCTTTGTGATGAAATAGACCGTTACCCTGCATCAGCGGGTGCGGAAGGCGACCCCGTATCACTTGCGTTTAAACGTACAACCACATTTTGGAATAAAAAGCGTATGCTTACCTCAACCCCTACGATCAAAGGGGTATCCCGTATCGAAATGGCTTATGAAGAGAGCGATATGAGGCGTTTTCACGTTCCGTGCCCTGAGTGTTCACATGAACAAACGCTAAAATGGATCAATGTATCATGGGAGAAAGATGACCCACATTCAGCACGTTATTCGTGCGAGAATTGCGGTTCACTTTGGGGCGACACGAAACGATGGGGAGCCGTTAAAAAAGGGCGTTGGATAGCTGAAAAAGAGACAAAAGGAATAGCAGGGTTTCACCTTAACGAGATTTATAGTCCGTGGGTTTCTCTTAGCGATATGGTCACAAACTTTTTAGAGGCTAAGAAATCAAAAGAGACGCTGAAAACATTCGTGAATACTTCGCTAGGGGAGACGTGGGAAGAAGAGGGAATACAACTTGATGACAATGAGCTAATGAAACGAAGAGAGGAGTATATCGATGTGCCAAGCGGTGCGCTTGTATTGGTTGCAGGGTGCGACGTGCAGGATGACCGTATCGAAGTAGAGGTCAAGGGCTTTGGAGCCGGTGAAGAGTCGTGGAGCATCGATTATAAAATCATCTACGGAGACCCATCGAAGCCGAATGTATGGCATGACTTAGATACCGCCTTGCTGCAACAATATCAAAATGAAGATGGATACCCTATGCGTATCGCTTCGGCTTGTATCGACTCGGGGGGTCACTTTACGGATGCGGTTTATAAGTTCGTGAAGAACAAAGAATCACGCCGTATTTATGCTATCAAGGGTTCGAGTTCAGCGGGTGCTCCGCTTGTTAATCGTGGTACTAGATCGAATAAGGGCAATGTCAAACTTTTCTCAGTCGGTACAGATACCGCCAAAGAGCTGATCTTCGCACGCCTTAAAATAGAAGAGTTCGGGGCTGGGTATATGCACTTCAATATAAAAATAAACGACGAGGAATATTTTAAGCAATTAACGGCCGAAAAAATAACGACAAAGTTTGTTAGAGGCTTCCCGGCTAGAGTATGGACGAAAACACGGCCACGTAATGAGGCGTTAGACTTGAATGTTTATGCTTTGGCGGCGCTTGCAATTCTAAATCCAAATTGGACAGCACTGCAAGCCAACGTGTCTAAAAAATCACAGCCAAAAGAAGATCAACATCCACAAATACAAGAAGAAAAACAGCCGTTTGTAAAACCAAATCGATCGCAAAAACCGCGAGGAAGTTGGGCAAAATCATGGTAATTTAGGGCTAAAATAGCCCTTTTTTTGTCCTCCTAATTAATATTAAATAATATCTACATTCTGCCCCCCCATTAAACACCGATATTGTCAAAAACTACGCACTACATTGCATAAATAATAATCATCATATTGTCTATTTTTTAATCTTTTCCAATTTTACGCTTTTCAAAATGTGAAAATTGTATCAATGGATAACTTAGCACTTGATTCTCTCTTTATCGGCGATACTGTCACGAAGCAAATTAACCTTAATGGTTATTCCCCTGCCGACTACACTCTCAAATATGAGATCGGGGCAATTACGCTTACATTTTCGGACGACGGGGTTAACTTCACCCTATCGGCAGTAATCACTGGTATTACAACGGGCGAGTATAACTATCGTGCCGTCATCATCAACAAATCCACATCAGCAAAAACAACTCTTCTTCAAGGTCGCGTCAAGATTACTGACCTATCGTATAAATCCCACGCTCGCAAAGTCCTTGATGCTATCGAAGCAACTATTGAAGGGACGGCAACGCAATCACAATATGAAATGACTATTAACGGACGATCGATAAAGTATTTTTCACCTGAGCAACTCCTAAAACTACGATCTACCTACAAGCGCGAGATAGCTAATGAGGAAGCATCAGACCGAATTAGAGCTGGTTTAGGCTCAAAAAATAAAATTCTGGTGAGATTCTAATGTTTGAAGGATTAATGGCACGTTTCGGCTACAAACCAACCGAACAAAAGAACGCAAAGCGCAATTATTCAGGGGCGAACATCGGGCGATTGTTCTCATCGTGGCAAGCATTTAGCCAAACTGCTGATCGAGAAATACAATCTTCTATCACCGTATTGCGCTCTCGCGCTCGTGAACTATCGCGAAATAACGACTACGTTAAAAAATACCTTGAGATGGTTCGTAAAAACGTCGTAGGCTCTAACGGTATTACTCTACAAGTGCGAAGTAAAGACCCCAAAGGTTCACTCGACACTATGGCTAATTCTATGATAGAGGATTCTTTTTACAAATGGGGTAAAAAAGGTAATTGTGACGTTACCGGTCGATATTCATGGCGCGATATTCAGAACCTATTCATCGAATCAGTTGCAACCGACGGAGAGGTTTTAGTACGCATTTTATTTGATCGAAAAAAAGGGCTACAGCTTCAATTAATCGAATCAGATATGCTCAATGAGCGTTTAAATGACATATCTCGCCAAATATCTATGGGCATTGAATACGATGATAATGGAAGGGCTATCGCGTATCACGTTTTTAAGTATCACCCGTCATCTCTTCAATCAACTACTTTAGGGAATAAGGTAGAGCGTATCCCTGCGGATGAAATAATCCACGCCTTTATTCCATCAAGATCAAGTCAAGGGCGCGGTGTTACGTGGTTGCGTACCGCTATGACACGGTTAAAAATGTTAGAGGGGTACGAAGAGGCGGAACTAACTGCCGCGCGTGTCGCTGCCGCTAAAATGGGGTTCTACACCTCACCAGCAGGGGAGAGTTATCACGGTGATGATGACGATAATGGTACTCCTATCCAAGATGCAGAGCCGGGTGCGTTTGAAGTTCTACCGGAGGGATGGGATTTTAAAACTTTCGATCCATCTCACCCTACAACCGCATTCGCTGAGTTTGTCAAATCTACTTTGCGCGGTGTATCTTCAGGTTTGGGCGTATCGTATAACTACTTATCAGGCGATTTAGAGGGTGTTTCGTACTCCTCAATCCGTGCTGGTGTACTCGATGAGCGCGATACGTGGCGTGATATTCAAGCATGGATGATTGAGACGTTATGCGATAAAGTGTATGAGAAATGGCTTGAATACGCACTTTTAACAAATAATTTACCTCTTCCGATTGAAAAATTCGACAAATTCAACGCGGGTACATGGCAACCGCGCGGCTGGGCATGGGTAGATCCTAAAGCCGACATGACAGCTTCAATCATGGCTATAAATTCCGGCTTAAAGACAGCGCAGATGGTTGCAAGTGAGCAGGGCCTTGATATTGAAGATATTTATGTACAGCTATCTCAAGAGCAAAAACTTAGAGATAAATTTGAAATTAAAACCTCTTTCGATGCAACTATGATTATCGCAGAAGGTCAGGCGGGAACAAATGATTAAAACTTGTTCAAAATGTAGCATAGAAAAGAATATAGAATTTTTCCCTATTAATAAAGGTGGGCTATATGGTAGAAAATCAGTTTGTAAAGAATGTGAAAAAGTAAAACATACTAAATGGTATGAAGAAAACAAAGATAAAAAACAAGCACAAAATAAACAATGGAAACAAGAAAATAAAAGCTCATATTCTAAGCAACAAAAACAATATCGCGAAGAAAATAAAACAAAGCTATCAGAGTTGTTGGCAATTTGGTATCAAAATAATCGTGAATTAGTATTAGCAAAATCTAAAGCATATTATCAAAACAATCCATCTATTTCTATCACTAAATTCGCACGACGAAGAGAGCGTGAAAGACATTTAAACTCAAAAAGATTAACACCATATTTTGTATTTTCAATCAAAGAAAAATTTGAAAACAAATGCTTTATTTGTGGAACTAATGAGCAGCTATGTATCGATCATCACATCCCGATCCTTTTAGGTGGGGTAATGGAAGAAAAAAATGCCGTTCTTCTATGTAAATCATGTAATTCTAAAAAAGGCGCAAAGCATCCATCACGCTTTTATTCAGAAGAACAAATCCATATATTACAACATATCTTAAAACAGGAGGC